CAGAATGACTCTGACTGAAGAAAAGCGGGGAAGAGGAAGACCTAAAAAAGAGTCTTCTGGTCCTGTTAAGAAGATTAAACTTAAACACTCTCCTAAAACAGCTTACGAGGACTACTACAAAAAGTATGGTTATCTTGGCTTTGTCGCTATTTATGGTATAGACAAGTTTACAGAAGAACTTATTAGGTACTGTTGGAAACACCCCGACATGACTATTATTGCTACTGATCCTATACCTGAAAAGCTTAGGGCAATTAACCAAGAAATAGGTAACTTACCGTGGTCTCTTCACCGTTGGGAGGTTGTAACCGCTAACGGCTTTATTGAAACGGGGTACTACCCTGTAGTAGTAACAACAAAGGAATACTATGAAATGGTATCTAAGTTAGATAACCCTGAGAACGTTGAAGTAGTTCTCTTAGAGGAAGTGTAATGAATGAAGAATATAAACATTCTGCTAATAAGCAACGTGTTCAACTTAAATTTCTTAACTACGCAGGGATTGCTATGCAAGTGATTATTGGTACCCTGTTGTTAGTTAACGTAATACATCACTGGTGAATACTATGACAGAAATCTTTCACCCTAAAAAGGCTAACAGGGACCACTTGCTAGTTACTTACGTTAAACTAGAAAAAGAAGACTACATGGAAAAGATGATTGTTGAGTATCGAGGTAACGAACACTGGTTACTTTGGAACGAGTATACTTCTATGTACGAAGGAAAAATAAATGGCTTAGAGGGGTACATCCTCTAGCCTCTCTCCCTTACTCTCTTTCAGGTAGCCTTCGGGTTACTTGTTAGAGAGTAAGGGAGACCCCCTTTATTTTTTTTTTTCATACTTTTATGGTAAAAAAATAGAGATCGCTTATGATATAAACTCTTGAAGAAGGTACCTTTGGGGGTAGTAGTTTTAAAACTATTATAAGAGTTATGTAAGTAGTTTTAGTTTTTGTTTTGTATTAAAAGAAACTCTTTAAAGGATAATTAAAATGTTAAAGAAGAACAATGATTGACATTTGCGAAAAGCTAAAACGGTTTAAGGCTCCTCTCACTAACCTCGACTATGGTAGAGGGTTAGAAGTGGCCTCCGCAGTGGGACTTCTCGCAACAACTTACACTCTTCTTTCTGGTGGACTCTCTTTAATAACAATCCCAACAGTAATCTTATGGCTGTTAGTCCTCGTAGCAGTAGGACAGCTATACCTTTCAAACCTAACCTCTCGGTTAGTCTTTAACTTACTGTCAAGTTCTTTCTGGTGTCACCTAAGCTTTACTGCTTACTGTGAGTACGGAGGAATGAACCTTATAACCGCTGCAGCAGCACCGTACACACTAACAATGATGTTTGTTTTTGGTGCTCTCCTTGGAAAACGAAAGTAATACTATGGATGGAATATTACAATACTTACCTGCTTCACTTGGTATGTTTGTTGTAATAGCTTCGGCTGGTTTTCTTGGGTTGTTTAAAACTTTTATGTTAGCAAGAAAGTCGGATGATGACGCTATTGCGTCTTTGGAAAGACAACTACAAATACAGAAAGACGAGATTGAATCTCTTAAAGAACAAATTGAGATTCTTAAGCTTGCTCTTTCGGAAAAATACCGTAATTTTAATGAGTAAAAACAACTAATTATTAGACAAGTTTTTATGTAAACTGTAATGAATTGTAATTAAAGGTTTTTATTTTTAACTGAAAGAGAAACCAGAATTCCCAGAGACTCAAGGAGGTCCAATGAGAATAGATAATCGCAAAAATAAAAATGGCGGTAAACGCGAAGGTGCTGGTCGTCCAAAAGGCTCTAAGAACATTAATTCTATGGCATCTGTCAAGAAGCTTGAAGAGCTAAAATTCGATCCCATTGAAATGATGGTTCAAAAATATACTTACATTGAAGCCCAGTTAGATAAGCATCATAGTGGTGAGAAAGTACTCGGTGGCGGTGCCTTTGCACAGTTAATTGCAACACAAGGCACACTGATTAACAACCTTATGATGTATGGCTATAAGAAGATTCCTGATAAGTTAGAGCAAGAGATTACAGAAAAGAAACCTGTAGCGATTACTCTTACTAGGAGAGACAAGGATGCTTAATGTTAACGCTTATGGAGATACGTTTTATTCTAACCCTTATATGCCTAAACTACACCCGAATAATCACCCGAATGTCAAAGTACCACAAACAGCCGCAAGTAGTCTCAGAGTAGTAGACCCTGCAGAAAGGCTTGATGTGCTGTTGTTTCATAATCACAATAGTAACTATGACAGACATGGAAAAATAACCCCTGATGTTCCAGCAGGAAAGCTTTTGGATATATCGTTATAACAAGTAAGGAAACCCTTATGCCTCATTATGTACAAGTTCTTTGTGGCCTCGTAGTATTTTACGTAGGTCTTAAAATGTTTTCTGGTGGAATGAAAGCCATGGGAAATATGGACCACCTACAGTGGTTTACTGCTAACCCTATTTTTATGTTCTTTGGTGCTATAGTACTAACACTAGCATGGCAGAGTTCTAGTCTGTCTACTACAGCTATTATTGCTCTAGTGGCCTCTGGTGCTGTACCTTTACCTGCTGCTATTGCGGCAGTTCTCGGTGCTAACATTGGTACTACAGGCACTATCTGGCTTGCAGGGTTGTTAGTCTCTGATGGTATGCCAAAAGATGACACACTAAGGATTGCAGTAGTACACACAGGGGCAAACCTGTTAATGGCTGTTATGCTACTACCATTTGTAAGTCACATAGCTAAGTTTGTTCAAAGGATCTAACAGTGCAAGAAATAGTATTAAATGAAGGTCAGTCCGATGTTATTGAGTCTTTATTCATAGAAAATGATTGCAGGTATGCTGTAGCGTGTGCCTCACGGGGTTTTGGCAAGTCTTACTTAGGGGCTACAGCCGCAATGATAGCTGTACAGGAACTAATGGAGCTAGATGAGAGTGTTCCTAATAAGAACGTAGCTCTTATCGCTCCTACCTATCAGCAAGCAGTAGACATTTACTTTCCTTTACTAGCCTATCAGTTAGGTATGGAAAGCTACGCAGATAAATCCTCTAGAGCCGCTGGTCAGTTCTGGTTTCCTAGAAACGTTAACCTTAAGCTATGGTCTTACGAAGCTTCTGAAAGGATGCGTGGTAGTGGTCAGTACATGGTCATAGGAGACGAGGTCACTTCTTGGAGAGGTGCAGGGATGAACTTTAAAGAGTCTTGGGAGAGTATTATCCAGCCATGTATTACTACTCGTTGGAGTGAACAGAATGCAGAGCGCTATGGTGCTAACCCAGGGAGGGCATTAATAATTAGTACACCCAAAGGATATGATTACTTTTGGGAGTTATACAATAGACAAGATGTAGATGATGACTGGAAGAGTTTTCACTACACCTACCATGATTCGCCGTACCTAGATGAGACGGAAATCGAAAGGGTTAAGACTACACTAGACCCTATTAAGTTTGCTAGAGAGTATGAGGCTTCTTTTGAAGACTCTGGTAATAACGTATTTTATATGTTTAATAGAAAGAAGCACATAGACAACAGTCTACCTGACTTTGAAGAAAACGAAGATGTACACTGCGCTATCGACTTTAACGTTGGTATACAGGCTACAACCGTCTTCGCGGTTAGGGGCGGTCAGATGCACATACTTGCTGAAAGTATAGGACATCCAGACACAGAGACGTTGGCTCAATCACTAGTGGCTAAATACAAAGGACACAAGATTATCGGTTATCCTGACCCTGCAGGGAAGGCTCGAAAGACCTCTGCTGCTGTGGGCGTTACCGACTTTAGTATTTTGCTGTCCCACGGTATACAATTACGATCACACAACAAGGCTCCCCCCATAGTGGACTCGGTGGCTGCTGTTAACAAAAAGTTAGAAAACGCCAAGGGTACTATAGATATCTATGTTCACCCTCGTTGCACTAACGTCATACAGTCTATGGAAAGGACTGTGTGGGTTGATGGCAACCCCAATACTGCTACTATCTGTAAGAAGGACGGTGTAGAACACTTCTCAGATGGTATACGGTATGCTGTAGAGTACCTCTGGCCTGTAAGGGCGGGAACAAGAGTAACAAAAAGAGGCTTTAGCTTCTAACATAAGGAATAGCCTAATGGCAACAATGGATAAAAGTACTTCTTTTTTAAAACCTGGAAATCGTTGGGTTGTAAAAGGCGGCAAAAAAATTGGACAAATAAAAAAAGGTTCAGGTACCCCTAACACCTCTCTTACAGGTAGAGCTTCTACTAATAGATCAGGGTTTCGAGTACCTAAAAACTCTGGCAAGGGTACTGGCGGTAGCGGGGCAAAGGCTCCCACTGTGTCTAGTGCAAGTAGCAACGTAGCGAAGAGACTCCGCGCAGGTAATCTCTCAGGAGCCTTAACTTCTGCTAAAAACCTTAAAGTAGCTGCTAAAAATAAAGTTTCTGAAACAGTCTCTAAGAAAAAGAAGGCAGTTAAAAGCGCTTACGAAAAAGTTGACACTAAACAAGAGCGCAAGGCTATGGTTCAAACTTTTAAAACTAGAGGAAGACAAGCTATCTTTGGAAAAGTTACTGGCAAGGGTGGTGCTCGTAAAGGCGGTGCAATAAACACAGCTAAAGCGTGGGGTTCAGCCGCGCAGAAAGCTGCTATTAAGAAACTTGCAGAACTTAACAGAAGGCGCGGTGGGGGCGGAGGTAAGTAGTATGGCTTATGGTATTAAAACAGGACGCCCTGCTAAAAAGAAGAAGGCACCTGTACCCAAGGGCATGCACCGTATGCCTAACGGTAAGCTTATGAGGGGTACAACCCACAAGGCTAAAAAGAAAGCCTAACACAAGGCTTGTACAAATGGAGATCGCTAAAGGTGGCGGTCTCTTTTTTAAGTCCATCTGAGGATTGACAAAGGAAACACTATGGCAAGATCAAGAATAAATTCTAAGTCTAAGGACTTAATTGATGATAATGGTGCTGTGTTACTATCGGTGATTAAAGGAGAACAAATCCGTTTAGGAGTAACTTTAGGTTGGCTTACCAACTTAACAGGGTATACTATTACTGCTAAAATAATTGAAGCAAATAGTTCTGCACTTGATCACACAGACCCAACAAGTTTACCAACTCTTCAACAAAATAGTGGGGTTATAACTCTTTTAACAATTATTGATACTACTGTATCAGATAATACTTTTGAAATTGTAATTCCAGAAAACTTAGTAGATAACTACACTACTCAACCCCTCCCAGGAAAACCGTCTTACGGCTGGATAGGGGTGTCAGTCGCAGATAATGCAACTGGAAATAACCAGCAAATTTGGAAACCTATGAGGGGCCTAGTTGAAATACTTTACTCGCCTTCTGAGGTGACGTAATGACAGCTTATAAAACAACTGTGACTGCTAATCAAGTAAATATCACACTTTCAAAAACTAATCACACACTAAGTCTATCTAGAACAGGTGGGCAAGGAGCTAAGGGAGACTCAGTAAGTAGTGTAGTAGTTAACTCTGCTAATGACTTAATAATTACTCTTGTAAACGGTTCTGGCACTATTATTGAAGTAGTTAATGCTGGTAACATTTTCCAAAATGCTAAACTACAAAATCTTATAGACGTTGAGAATGTTAACCCTTCAGACGGTGACGTCCTTATTTATGAGGGTAGCAGCTCTACTTACAAGCTACACTCTTTCACTACTACTAACGTAACTGATATAGATAATTCAGGAAAAACAGACGGTGCCATGTTTCTTTATGACGCCTCTTCAAGCAAGTATAAAGCAACAACACAAATAAATAACACTAACACAGTTATTTCAGGAGGTACCTTCTAATGGCAACTAAAATTATTCACAAGAAATCAACAACTTCGGGGGCTTCCCCTGCTACTGGTGATTTAGATCAAGCGGAACTCGCAATTAACCTTGTCAACCGCAAGATCTTTACTAAAGACAACGGTAACGCTATTGTTACTTTGAGTGGACCCTACGTAAGTGCGTCTGCGCCATCAAACCCTGCAGAGGGTGATTTGTGGTTTGACTCTACAAACAACTTGCTTAAAGCGCATGATGGCTCTTCTTTTGTTTCTGTAGGAGACTACGGAGACTCTGATGCTAGAGCAGCTATCAGTGTTACAGACGCTGGTGGTGATGGTTCAGCAGCCTACAATAGCTCTACAGGAGTTATTACCTATACTGGTCCTAGTGCTGCGGAAGCTCGCGCTCATGTAAGTGTGACAGATAGCGGTGGAGACGGGTCTTTAGCCTATAGTAGCAGTACGGGGGTCTTTACTTACACTGGCCCAAATGCTACTGAAGTTAGAGCACACCTTTCTGCTGGAACAGGCGTTACCTACTCTGGCGGAGCCTTTAGTATTGGGCAAGCAGTAGCTACTAGCGACAATGTAACCTTTGCTGACGCTACCTTATCGGGTTCTTTAAAAGGTCCAGCTACCTTTACTATTGATCCTGCAACTGTTGGTGACAACACAGGTACAGTTGTTATTGCAGGGAACTTAACTGTTAATGGTTCAACTACTTCTGTAAACTCTAATGAAGTTAACATTGGTGATTCTATTATTAAGCTTAATGCTGACGAAACAGGTACTCCTTCACAAAATGGTGGTATTGAAATTGAACGCGGAACAGCAGCTAACAAGTCTTTTGTCTGGAATGAAAGCAGCGATGCTTGGGATTTAGGCGATGAGACTTTGCAAAGCGTTATTATTGATGGCGGCACGTACTAAGCCCGTACAACTACTTGGGGGTGGCTCTATAGTCACCTCCTTCCTACACACAACGGAGAACTAGCCCAATGGCAACTAAAATTATTCATAAAAAGTCTTCGACTGCTGGTAGCATTCCTGCTGCTAACACTCTGGAGCCTGGAGAGATTGCAGTTAATCTCACAGATAAAAAGATTTATTCAAAACAAACAGACGGTACCGTTATTGAGTTATCCCCTAGCGGTAATTCCGCTCTCATTGATAACGTAGAATTCACTGCTACAGCTAACCAGACAACCTTTACTACTGCTTATGACGTAGGTGCCATTCAGGTATTTCTTAACGGCGTTAGGCTTCAAGACTCAGACTTTACGGCTACTAATGGCAGTACTATTGTACTAGCAAGCGGAGCAGCGGCTAATGACGTACTATCAATTCAGAAATTTGAAGTTGGAAGTATTCACGTAACAGCAGCAGTCTTAACGGATGCAGAATTTACTGCTACAGCTAACCAAACAACCTTTACTACTAACTACACTGTTGGAACTATTCAGGTATTCCTTAACGGTATTAAACTACAGGATGCAGACTACACAGCTACTAACGGTACTACCGTTGTATTGGCAGTAGGAGCAGACGCAGGTGACTTACTTGAAGTTCAAAAGTTTACTCATTCTGGCGTTTACGTTGTTGACATTGTAGAAGATGCTACCCCCCAACTAGGGGGTGACTTAGCTTCTAATGGAAATGACATACTCTTTGCTGACAATGATAAAGCTATTTTTGGTGCTGGCCCTGACCTTGCAATTTATCACGATGGTACAAACTCTCTAATTGATGATACGGATAGTGGTTTCATTGCGATACGTTCTGATACTATGGTTAAATTGCTAAAAAGAACTGGCGATGAAAATATGGTCGTTGCCGTTCCTGATGGTGCAGTTACTCTTTATCATAACAACGCAGCCAAACTAGCCACAACCTCTGGAGGCGCACACGTTACGGGTGCACTAAGTGCAACTACTACAATGACTGTCGAAAACGGCAGCGGGACAGAAGGAGTGCAATTACGCTATAACGAAAACGGCGGCGAAATTGCGCTACACGGTACAAGTGGTAATACCAGGCTGTTAATTGATTATCTTGACAGCGACAATGACGGCAACGGGCTAGGTAGACTTTTAAATTTAGGTGCTGGCACCACTGGCCTGAACATTGGCATTGCAAATGCTTCCAACACAGGTGGAATTGCGTTGACCACGGGAAACAACGTGACCCGCCAATTCATATCCAATATCGGTGACATCTACACTTACCAAACTGACGGTTCCACTATCGGAATGACTTGGAAGGCCGATAATAAACGGCTAGGTATTAACACGGCAAATCCATCAACTGCGCTTGACGTGTCAGGCACAGTAAACGCCACAGCATTTACAGGCGATGGTTCTGGATTAACTGGACTAGGCGGGGGAGTTCCAGCGGGGTCAGTAATTTATCACGCAGCTAACACTGCGCCTACGGGCTTTCTCAAAGCCAACGGTGCTGCTGTTTCACGTTCAACTTACTCGGATTTGTTTACAGCTATTGGTACAACATTTGGCACTGGTGACGGGTCTTCTACGTTTAACGTTCCTGACCTTCGTGGCGAGTTTCCCAGAGGTTGGGATGACAGCCGTGGAGTTGACAGTGGTCGTAGTTTTGGTTCGGCGCAAAGTGACGAGTTTAAGAGTCACAGGCACTCTGCTGACGCTAAAACAGACTTCTATACCTACTACGGCAGTGACAAATTCTATTCCGTCCGAACTTCTGGGGCCGGAGGGGCGCATTATACTAAGTATGTCAACTATGAAGGTGGCACAGAAACACGCCCCCGCAACATAGCACTTCTAGCTTGTATCAAATTTTAAGGAGACACAGATATGAACGTATATCAAACCGACATTGATGGTGTCTTCGTAGGCACAACAGCAGCAGACCAAGACCCTTTGGATAGCACTAACTGGCTTATTCCAGCGGGGTGTGTAGAAACTGCACCACCGACAATAACTGACAAGCAGCTTGCTAAGTGGAGCGGTACAGAGTGGGTTGTAGAAACTATACCCGTTGTAGAGCCTGCCCCAGAACCAGAGCCTATCGCACCAGAAGTTTTAGTCCGTGGAGAACGTAACGCTAAACTATCTGCTTGCGATTGGATGGCTTGCAGTGACGTAACCATGTCAGACGAGTGGCGCACTTATCGACAGGCGTTAAGAGACATCCCCCTACAAGAAGGCTTCCCAAACACAATCGTTTGGCCTTCTCAACCTTAAGGAGAAGGTAAATGAGTAAAACAAGGAATTTAGCCGATGTAGCTAGCGGCACAATAACTGGCGACTTGTCATTTAGCGACAACGAAAAAGCTATCTTTGGTGCTGGTTCAGATTTGCAAGTGTATCACGATGGTAGCAATAGCTACATTCAAGAAAATGGCACTGGCAATCTGCGCATTCGTGCAACAGATTTAGCTTTAGAGAAAAACGCAGGTGGAGAATACTACTTACAAGCAACTGCTGATGGTGCAGTTCGTCTGTATTATGATGGCAACCAAAAACTTGCCACAACAACCACAAGCGTATCAGTAACAGGCGATGTAGTTGCGTCAGGTGCTATAGAACCTGCTGGTGACACGGCGGCTGGTGATAATGCGGCTATTGGTTACACTGCAGCGGAAGGCTTGATCCTTACAGGGCAGGGTTCTACTTCAGACATTACGTTTAAGAATGACGCGGATGCTGCGGTGTTTAACATTCCGACAGGCACCACAACGCTTAACGTCACAGGCACAGTCCAAGCCGACCAGTTTAACAACGACGAGGCACTGCCAGACATTCGCCC